CGGCAGCGCGCTCTTGAGGCAGACCGCGAATCGCGCCTCGGGGCCGGTCCCGGCCGCCGCCCGCGCCAGGGCCTCGTAGTTGCTCGGGACGCTCACGGCGCTGATCTCCAGCAGATCGACCTTCGTGTGGTGCAGCGGCTCGTTCACGTTCCGCCGCTCGGTCTCCGTCGGAATGAAGCCGATCGAGAACGCCTTGAGAAAGCCCAGCTCGTACGCCTTGGCATGCGCGGGACCGAGCGGCGTCACCTCGCGCGGGGCGAATTCGACCTCGATCTCCAGTCCCTGCCCGTCTCTCCGCTCGACGCGGAGCGCCCGGCCGATCACCGGCACGCCGCCGTCCGGCAGGACATGGAGATGGCCGGCGAGGATAACCGGATTGGTCCGGTAGCGGGCGAGCGTCTCGTCCGTGAAGGCGCGGGCCTCGACGATCTCGCCGTGTCGGTCCACCGCCTCCGTCGAGGCGAAGGCCGTGACGGTGCCCGTCGCCTTGTTGAACCCGCGGACCTCGGCCAGCAGTGCGGAACGCTTCATGCGGCGCTCGCCTCCTTGTGCGGGTGACCGTTCCGCTGGCCCGCCAGGATGGCGGCGATGCGATTCGGCGGCGCCCCGCGGCCGGTGTCCTCGCCCGCGGTCAGCATCACCGCGCAGCGGCAGTTCACCGTCTCGCCGGCCGGGGCCGCCGGATCGCCAGGATGCAGCAGCCCGTTGCTGAACGGCGCGCCGAGGCGCACGGGCGTCCTCATGCTGTCCGCCTCGGCCTGCCCGTGGCTGCTGCGGACCTGATCGTCGGCCGCGGACACCCAGATGCCGTGGTCGTTCTCGGACGCGCTGCCCATCTGGAAGCGGACCGCGTTCGCCATCGTGGTCGACTCGGTGCGGGCGATCCGCAGGGCGCGGGCCGGCGAGGACACCGCATCGCCCAGCCCTTCGAGGCGCCCACGGATCTCCTGCACCGTCTCATTGAGCCGGAAGCCCTCCGCGAGTTCGCGCGCGACCGCCTGCTGCGTCGCCTCGTTCACCCGTACGAGCAGCCGCACGCGCTCGTCCAGGAACGCGCGCACGCGCGGGTCGGCCACGTCGAACGTCTGCGTCCCAAGTTCGTTCTCGGTGAAGGTGCCGCCGAGGCGGAGAGCGTGCTCCATGAGCGGACGGCCGAGAACGCGGAGCCGCGGATCCCACACCTCGCGGTCGAACAGGATGGCGTCGATGTCCTCCGGGCCGAACGCCTTCGCGCGCCCGCCCGGGAAGGCGGCCTCGCGGGCCGCGACCGCGTTGAAGCGCCGCATCTGGTCCCGCCACAGGGCCTCGTGGTAGCCGAGCATCGCCCGTGAGAACGGGCGCTCGCTCGGCCGCATGACCTCGAGCTGCCACGCGCGCCAGGAGCGACGGGCCTCGCGCTGCCGCCGGCTCTGCTTGGTGACCACCGACAGCGCCTCGCGTGCGAGCTCGTCCCAGGCGCGGAAGCGTGCCGCGTCCTCGGCCTCTTCCTTCGCGAGCAATGCGTCGAGGGCCGCCAGGCGCTCGGGGTTCGGCGCCAGACCGCTCGGCGCGGGCTCGGCGGGCGCGGCCGGTGTCGGGCGGGGCGGGGTCGGAGCCCCGGCGGCCGGCGCCGGGGTCGGGGCGGGCTCCATGAGCACGTCCTGCGGTACCTCGTTCAGCGGACGCCAGACCTGATCCCACCCGGGTTGCGGCTTGAGGCCGAGGTCGAGGTAGCGGTTGCTCTCCTGTAGCGTGACGCCGGCCGCCTTCTGCTTCAGCACCGTGTCCCACTTCGCCTCGCGGATGACCTGGGCGGCGGGGACCCGATCCTCGTCGAAGTAGCCCGTCAGTCCCTCGGGCCGGAGGAAGCGGAACAACTGCGCGTCGAGCGTGTCCTCTCGCTCGCGCCAGGTCGGGATCATGTGGTCCTCGAGCAGCGCCCGCGCCGCGGCGGCGCCGTTCGCGAAGGTCTGCTCGCTGAACTGCCCGAGCGCCGTCTCGGGCCAGTTGAACGCGGCGAGCACGATCTCCTTCGCCCACTCGCGGAGCCCCAGGTACTCCATGTCCTTGTTCGTCGTGGTGTTCGGAATCCACTCCGCGCCGTCCGAGAGGATGCCGACCTTGCCGCGCTTCGTCGCGCCCTTATGACGATCTTCGAACGCGCGCAGCGCCTCGTCCGCCTGGTCGTCCTGGATCGGCATCGGGTAGCGGATGAAGCCGCTCGGGGTCGCGCCGTTCTCGAAAAACTTGACCTGATACTGGTCCGCGAGGATGTCCGCGCGCAGCGTCTCGGTCGCCGCGACGAGTGGAGGCACGCCGCGCAGCGGGTTGTACGGGTCGGGGAAGCGGAAGTAAACCAACGACGTGAGCGGGTACTCGACGCGCTGGCCGTCCGGCTTCGTCAGGATCCACGTCGTCGGCAGGCCATCCGGCCCGAGCCGCGCGGGCTGCCAGAGCGAGCCCCCGGGCCACGGCCAGATGCGGACCGGCGCGTCGGCCACGGTCTGCCGCTCAAGGATCCAGAAGCACTCCCCGAGCAGGTCGAGCCACATCTGCGTGAGGCCCCACAGCGCCGTGCCGGTCATGCTCCGGTTCGGCCGCGTGAACACCTCGTTGAGCGGGTGCTGGGGCAGGTCGCGGAGCGTGTCGTCGGAGGCGCGCTGGGCGATCTTCCACGGCGCTTGCGAGAGCAGGCGGACGCGGGAGCGGATCACCGCGGACACCCAGGGATGTTGGGCGAAGGGCCGGTCGAGCGTGACGCCCTCCTGCCGCAGACCGAGCCGCGCCCAGAAGGTCGGGTCCTGGGGCACTGCCCGGACGTGCGCCGCAAACGGCCGACGCGCCGAGAGCCGCTGCCGATCCGCCGCGTGGACGCGGGCCATCCCGGCGCCCACCGCGTGTGCCAAGCGATCGAGGAAGCGGCCCGCCGCCGCGAGAGGTCGCACGGGCCAGCATGTACCGGCCCGCCGTACTGGCGGTCAATCGGTCAGCGGCGCGCGGCGGGCGTGCTGTCGCATCTTGTCGGCGATTGTCGCCGCGTCGTAGAGTCGCGGATGGCGGTCAATTGGTCGGCGGGGAAGCGGAGATGCCCGCTCGGCAGCACGAACGGATGGAGCATGCCACGCGCGACGTACCGCTCCACCGTGCGGGTGGAGACGCCGAGGATGAAGGCCGCGTCGCGCCGGGACAGGGCCTCCCACACGACTTGCCGGGTCTTGGGCATCGTCAGTTCCGCGAGGCCGGCGGCGTCGGGCCACGGAGGATGCCGGCCGCACGGAGCCGCGCGAGCATCCGACCGGAGATGTCTGCGATCTCGGCGTGCACCGCGTCGGCGCGCGCCGCGCGCTCGCGCTCGCGCCGCAGCCGCTGCTCCGACCGCGACCGGCCGCCCGTCCCGAGCAGCAGCACGAAGGGCAAGGCGACCATCGCGCCGGCCACGACGACGCTGCCCGTGGCGATCAGGCAGAGGACCTTCCCCGCCGCGTCGAGCCGCCGCGTCAGACCATCGCGCACACGCGCCCTCCCTGCGCTGGCATGATAGCACGGACGAGCGTCACCACCTGCGTCCGCTTCCAGGCGGGACGGCCGACGATGCGGAAGCCCTGGCGCCCGATCTCGGCGGCGAGGGCGCGCTCGACGGTCGCCTGCGCCAGGTGCCGCTCGTCCTCGGGGATCACGTCGATCCCGGTGACCGGCGACGCGATGCGGCGCAGCGCGGTGCTCACAGGAACCGTACGATCCGAGCGGTGCCCAACATCCGCCCCTGGAGCGCGAGCGCCACCGCAAAGATCGTGTCATCGCGCTTGCCCGGCGCCGCCGCGTACCGGCCGCCGCCCTCGTCCTCGAAGGTCATGGTCTCCGCGAAGAACTCGGCATCGACGAGCACGAGCCAGGGCGGGGTCTCCCCGTCGCCTTCCAGCGCGGCCTTGAGCACGTCGAGCATGTAGGGCCGCGTCTGCCCGTCCGTCACGAAGCCCGGCTCCCGGTCCGCCTCGCCGGACTTCGACCGCCGCCGGTAGACGTGCCGGTAGCCCTCGTCGTGGACGAGCGCCCGCGCGTACTCGATGCGGTTCCGCTCCGGCACCACAAAAGCATGGTTGTAGTAGGCGGCCCAGCGCGCCGTGAGCCGCGCGAACTCGCGCGGGACCCAGCGGCCTCGCAGCACGGCGACCTGTCGGAACGACTCGTCCTTGCGGTGGATCGAGAGCACCGCCCGGCTGCCGCCGGGTGTGCCGTCGCAGGGATCGCCTCCGGCGCAGTAGGACGCGCCGGGCACCGGTTCCTCCCAGATCATCGCGCCGCCGTTCTCGGCAGTCCGGATCGGCGGCGGGCAGCGGCGCGCCTCTTCGACGGCCTGCGCCTGGTCGAAGAAATGCCGCCCGCTCACGACAAAGGCTTCGAGATCGGAGCACGGATGCTCGGAGCGCATGCGTGGCCCGAGCAACCGCGCCCGCGCGCGGTACCATGCGACCTGCTCCAGCGTCAGACCGTGCGGCGCGGCCCACGACTCCTCCTCTGGCGTGAGCCGGAACTCGGCCCGCGCCTCCGGGGTGAGCGGCAGCCGGCGCGTCTCGTCCCACCACCACGGGGCGAAGATCGGGAGCCACGGCCCGTTGCCGTCCCGGTTCTCCATCCAGAGGTCGTAGAACTTCCCCCGCGCGCCGTTGGCCGTCGTCTCCATCATCACGCGGCCGTGCTGCGCCGCCTCCAGCAGCCCGGCGATCAGCGCCTCGCTGTCGTCCGGGTAGAACGCGGCTTCGGTCAGATGGACCCATTGCAGCGCAGTCCCGCGCCGGACGCCGACGCCCCGCGCGGTGCCGATCGTGAGGGCGCTCGGGTTCCGCGTCCCGTTGCCGGGATCGTGGTGCAGGAACCGGATCTCGTGTCGGTTGTCCGTGTCGCGCGCGCCCCGCAGATGCGCGGGCAGGTGCTCCTGCATCGTCAGCGCGGCGCGGAAGATCTCGGCCGCGTCCTCCGCCCGGTGCGCGATCATCAGGCATTCGGTGTGGGGCCGCGCCCACGCCCGCCAGAAGCCCTCGGCCAGCGCCCAGGTCGTCACGCCGAGACGGCGGGCCTTGAGAATCAGCACGTGCCGGTGCCCGCCGATGGCGGCGCGGATCTTCTGCTGCGCCCGGTTGAACCTGAGCGGGATGAGCGACGCGCCCTCATCCACCCGGATCTGCAGATGCGGGGCCAAGCCGAGCGGGCTCAACGTGGCGGCCGCCACCTCCCGGCGCTGGGCCGCCGTCCAGGGCACCCGCGCGAGGATCCCCGCCTGGGTCACGCGACTTCGCCCGGCGTGGGCTGCGGCA